GATTTCTTTAAGATCACGGGCGTAATCTTAGATGGTAAATATAAGGGTAAATGGGTTACTCATCGTGTTATTTGTCAAGTTGAAAGATTGGCTGACGGACCAGAGAAATTTGGCTTTGTGAGGCATTATACTCAATTACGTAAAGCGTTAGGACTTGAACCTAATGAAATTGCTGATACAGTAGACGATGTACCATTGCTTGCCGCAGATTGGATTGGCAAAGTAGTTAATGGTATTGTCTCTACTGAAGATGGTTGGGGCGATAATGCAGGTAAGAAATATAATGGTTTTAAAGATTTTAATAAACCTACCAAGGATCAAAGGCTTTCATTAAAAGAAGCTTATGCAGAATGGGAGGCCCGTGTAAAAGCTGAACAAGCTGATGATGTTCTTAATGGTGCTCTTGATGATGAAGAGGATGATAATCTCGGATTCTAAAAAAAATAGAGAAGAGATTTTTTGGCAACGACTACTAAACGTGGGGTTTGTGGTTGTTGGTCAGATCGATAAATAATTATCGGTCACGATAGGGAGAACATGACTTCGCCGTCTACTGTTCTCCCTATTTCAGAAAGGAATTTTATGGGATATTGTAAAGATTGCGGAGAAATCTGCTCCAATTGTCAAAAAAGAACAAGTGAATATACATTATTTTCTTTAGATGAAAAGATTCGTAAAAAAGTAAGTGAATTTTTAATTCGAGTGAAAGCCACTCAACATGATCAAGATTGGTTATGTAGTAGATTATCAAATTATCCAATTAACATTATTGAGCAAGCTTTACGATCATGGAGTAATAGCATATATTCAGAGAGTCAAATGAATGTAAATTATTTTTTTGCTATAGTCAAACGACTTTCTAAAGCAAAGAAAATAAAATTACAAAGCCTGCCACCATATGTAGATAAAGAAGAAACATAATTCAGGAGGTCTTTCTTGGAAAACTTAACAAACAGATATTTAATGGGTATTATAAAATGTGGAGGATTTCCTTCTAATAATTTTATTCTTCCATTAAATTCACTACGGAATGATGATAAAAAAATATTAAAAGCTCTTATTTCTGTAAAAGATAAAGATAATATTGGTATTGATACATATAAAAAAGCATTAGCAGAAGAACTTGATGAAGATTTTGCTAATATGTATATTGAAAATGCTATTGAATTAAATATTACAAAAGCTCAGGTTATGGAAATTCATGGAATACTTATTTCTGATTATATTAAAAATCAAGCAACTGCTGAATTAAAATCATTACTACATCAATTAAATGATCCAGAAGCATTGGATGAAGCATTGAATAAATTAAGAGATCTTAAGGCATTACAACCCACACCTGAAGTATTTGTTGGAAGACAGATGGAATTGGCATTAAATACTGCTCTACAGGGAGCTACCAATATTATTCCATATGGTTTAAAAAGTCTAGATAGACATGTTGCTGGCCTAAATCGGAAAGAAGTTACTGTTATAGCAGCCAGGCCCTCTCATGGCAAAACTAGCTTTGTATGTCAATTAGTTCTTAATTGGCTAGAAGCCGGATATAAAATTTGCTTCTTTAGTAAAGAAATGCCAATAGAGCGTGTTTATCATAAATTTCTTAGTAATATTTGCTATATTGATAGCAACCAGGTCAAAAGTGGATTAATGAGTGATGTTGAAAAACAACAATTATGTGATGCTGGAAAAATGTTTACAAAAACATATAAAAACCAATTACGGATATATGATAATATATATTCAGTTCGTGAAATGGAATCTATTATAGCAAAAGAAAGACCAGATATAGTAATCGATGATTTTATTCAATTAACAGAAATGAATAGTAAAGTACAAGTTCGATTAGCAATATTAGAAATTATGAAAACATATAAGAATATTGCCAAAGAATACAATTGTGCATTTATTACAATCTCTCAATTAAATAGAAATATCGAAAACCGAGATGATCCCATTCCGAGATTATCTGATTTGGCGGAAAGTGGTAGCATTGAACAGCTCGCTGCGGATGTTTTATTCTTATTTTATGGACATAAAGTAGATAACAGTCTCTCAATAGAAGATGTTGATTTAATCGCATCAAAAACCAGATATGGAACTCCTGGACGAGTTAAATTATGTTTCACTGGTCAATATATGCGATACGAAGAAAGCAATAGCATTCGTTTAGATGGAATTAACTATGGAAAGGAAGATTAAATGAATTTGTATAGACAAAAAGATTATTTAAGTCCTGAATTAATTCGTATTATTAATAAATATGAACCAGTAGATCATAAGCAAGAAAAAGAATTTGTAAAAAATAAACAATATGAATTACTTGTATATCATAATTTAAGATATGCATGTAAAAGAGCGCTTGAAATGGTTGGTGGACAGCTTTGCCCTTATCCGGCAGATGTTTGTCAGCAAGCATTTATGGGCATGTGGAAAGCAACTAAAACATTTGATCCAAATAAAGAAGTTAAATTTATTACCTGGGCTGATTTTTATATTAGAACAGAAATAACAAAATGGGTTGCATCTAATGATTGGTCCTGTACTGTTTCAATGGACACATTACAGCGAGCAAGAAAAATTAGAGTATATGCTGATAAGCATAATTGTTCTTTTGAAAAAGCAGCTAAGTTTTTAAAACAACCACCTAAAGCATTACATCTTGCAAATCTTAATAAAAAATATTCAGATATTAGTTTACACGATGATGGTGATGGTAAAAAAGATGCATTTAGAATGGATTGGGATGATAATTTGCCTACTGATAATCAACAAGCAGAACATAATATATGGGAAGATTTATCAAGATATAAATATATACAAAAACTTTTTGAAAAGAATAATATTTCTGAAAGAAATCAATCAATTATAAGATTACGTTTTGGAATTGATTCAGGTGAACCAATGGACTTAATTGAAGTAGGTAAAATATTTAATTTAGGCCGAGAAAGAATTCGACAAATAGTTAATGAAGCGTGTGAGAAAATTAAGTGTGGAGAACCCACACCAGAAGAACTTAAACAATAAGGAAAAAAAATGCTTACCCGAATTTTCCCAGAAAAACATTTAGATGCAATTATAAATACTATGAATGGATATGAGGCAGTTATTGATGCAATTAAAAAAGGTAAACATATTGAAGTAATTAGAAATACAATTCAAGGCTTTGGTGGTCGCTTCAACTGTTCATTATGTAGTTCCTTACCTGAGCCTTCTAACTATGGTTATGTTGGATCTTGTAAGGTATGTATCTATGGACCAGACTATACTGGTTGTATAAATTTTGATAATGAATCTTATGAATATATTTCAAGATTTAAAAAAGACACTCTTGAAGACCCGGATATAGAATATTTGCATCGTATTTTTATAAATCGTTTAGCAAATTTAAGAAAACTACTTGATGAAGCAGATTATGAAATTATAGAAGAAAATGAAATTATAACAGAAGATACATTTATTGAAAATTTAAAGGAAGAAATACATGAACTTGAAGGAACTAATTACGAAATTATAGTTTTTCGTAGATTTGTAGAATCTTCAATCATTAAAGGAGACAAAGAATGAAAAAATTAATTATGGCCATCATTTTAGTAATGATGACAATTGGCCCAGCAAACGCTAGGGAAGAAATTTATTATTGGTGTGCGCCAGAAGATGGTACACCAGTAGTTTATTACAATGTACAAATAGAAATTGATGGGGCAGGATGGATAGACATTGGAACCTCCTATGTCGAGGAAAGCATAGACGATGGTTTTTATGCATTAACTATTCCTATAGGCGTTCATCAATTAAGAGTTCAGGGTGTAGATGCTAATGGCAATGTTGGTGAATGGTCTATTGCCAGTGATGTATATGAATACGAGGGCGAGCCTGGTATCGCTTGTAAGCCACGATTGTTTAGATAACAACCCAGAACAAGCAAAAATAATTTATCTCTTAGGCCTGCTTTATGGTGGGCCTAAATTTATTCTTCAACGGAAGGCAGAACATGAAAATACATGAATTAAAAATTCATCCTGAAGCTTTAGAGGCACAAGAATTAGGATTTAAGAATTTTGAATTAAGAAAACATGATAGAGAATTTCAAATTGGCGATATTTTAAGATTAAGTGAATATGAATTTGATACCTGTGAATATACCGGAGTTTCGCTTCTTGTAGTTATAACTTATATTCTTCAAGATAATATTGCAGGCAATGGTAATATTCACGGCCTCCAAGAAGGCTATTCAATATTAGGTACAGAACATTTAAAAACCGCTCATCCCTAGGGAGTAATAATGAAACGAAATAAGTTAACAATGATAATAGAAAGACTTGATGATGATAGTTTTTTTATTAAAGAAGAATATTCTGGTAAAGACATAGAAACAGGAGAGGAATTTTTCGAATGCGAAACTAAAACAACAAGGGGAGATGAATATGATTCTACTGGCGAACTAGAATCTTTAATATGGCTTACGCTACTCTGGGCATGTCCTATGGGAATAACTCCCAGGGATGTAATACTTAATTCAAGAAATATAAAAGACACTATTGAAGGTGATAATTTTACACTAGTGGATAATCGACATTTACCTGATGATTGGGATAATGAAATACCAGTTAAATTAATTAAAGAAACAAAATTTCTGAAGGATTAGACAATGAAACATCAAGCTAAAATCAACACGGAAGTTTTTGCGGATATTTTGGCCAGCTACACAGATGGCAATGGTTCAATTATCAGCTTCAGCGGCGCTATGGTTAAGGCTGCCAGTTACACATGGTTTAAGTCTATTAGTGAAACTGATGACGAAATGAATTGCGATTTCAACTGCTTTGAATACGCTAGGCGTGAATTTATGGCAACCATATAACCCCACAAAAATAAAGGATTAATAATGTCAGCAGGAATTGAACAAATGGCTTATTTTGGAGATACGCCTTGGCACGAAATGGGCGTAAGTATTAATGATGACGAACAATATAACTGGAAGGTGTTTGCAGAAAAAGCTGGTCTTGATTGGGAAGTTGAACTTAAAAATATTTATCAAAAAGAATTAATAAGTTTTGGTATTAATTATCGTAAAATAGAAGACAAATCGTGTGTTAGAAGAATGTCGGATAGTAAAATTTTAGGCATAGTTGGAAATAAATATAAACCTATTCAAAATGAAGAATTATTTACTTTCTTTGATCCGTTTGTTGAAAGTGGATTAGCGAGATACCATACGGCTGGATCTTTATATGAAGGGAAGGGCGTATGGGTGTTGGCTCAAATTGGCGAAATGCAGGACATTCATAATGGCGATATGATAGGACAGTTCATTCTAATGAATAGCAGTCATGACGGTTCTCATAGTCTCAGAGTCACTCCTACTACTATTCGCGTAGTATGTGCAAATACAAATGGATTAGCTATTAGTGGCGCAAGAAATATGAGAACATTATTAAATATTAGACATACTGAAACAGCTCAACTTCGTATTGATCAATTACAATCTGCAATAGGACCTGCTATACATAATTTTAATGAAACTATTGATGTCTTTAGATCTATGGCAAAATCTAAATTATGGAGTCCGGGATATGTTCTCGAAAGACTATGGCCCACTCGTGACATAGAGCCAGGAAGAGCATTAACTATGCGAAAGAATATGCATGCAAAAATAATAACTTTATATGATAATGGGAATTATGATGATTTAGGTAAAACTAAGTGGGGTTTTTATAATGCAATAACTCAACATCTTGATCATAATCATGGACGTAATGCCAATACCAGGCTTAATAGCTCTTGGTTTGGTACTAATGCTCAATTTAAACAAAAAGCACTTCAGGTACTCTCTGTTGCTGCATAAGGAAAAAATGAACGACTATACAATAATAGAACTTTATGCCTTAGTAGAAGAACATAGAACAAATAAAAATATATATTGTTCGCTTAATATTGATTTTCATAGGTTAAAATCTACTACCTATACATTGTACACATCTGTTAATGGCCATTATTATGCTGATACTATTGAAGAGGCTGTTAAGGCTATGCAATATTTATATGAATTTAATGTATGGGAAAAAGAAATTTCTAAATTAGAAGAGGAATTAAATAGTAAGAATTTTTTAATTATAGAGACACGTGCTAAATTAAAATCAGAAATAAATGAAAGAGATGATCTATCTAAATATATAGCCACAAGGAAAGAAGAGTCTGATGCCCGACATAACGATGTGCAAGAATCAGATCTGCAATCTGAGAAATAGCTGTTATCGTTTTTGCGCTATACCATATGAATTATGGCAGCCCTGGAGTGACTTTAAGCCTGATTCATATGGTAGGTGTGAATATTATTTGAAAACACAACAACACAAAAAGGAGAAAAAAATGGGAAGAAATTATACTGGAGATATTGAAGGACAATATTGGACGGCAATGCAATCTTCTGATTCTGCAGCACAATTTGGCGGCAGACATGATTTGCCAGATACAATTCATTCTTTTTTTGATCAGAATGATTTAATCTATGTAGAAAATCATCTAGACATATGCAAAGAATTTATTTTAAAAATACCAACAATAACTGATGAAGGCATAGCGTTGCTTAATAAAGCATTTGAATCATCATCTACAGATAATATCGATGAATTATTAGAATTACATAAATTAAAAGAAATGAAATCTCATGAAGATTCTTCAATTTTTGGAGATATAGAATTGGGATTAAAAATACGTAATTGTTTAAAGAAAAAAAGAACTTGTACATTTGAATCAGAATGCTAATGGGTATCAGAATTGATGAATCAATTAAGGAGTTAATAAAATATGAAATGGATAGAAACAACAGACCGAAACAATCCTCTTTCTTGTTTGGGTGAATATTGCATGGATATACCGTGGCTTGAACACTCTACAAATGCAGGGATGGCGTATTACTCTGTCCGAAAAGATGTTTCGGGATTATGGGAAGCAATGTTCTGGCATGGAAATAGAGGGCACTCTGTGGACAAGCCGGATAAGACAGAAATTGAGGCAAAAGCAGAATGCCTTGAACATCTGAAAAGAATGTACTCTGGATTTTCTGTTTTAATAGATAAAATTTTAGGAGGACGGGATGAGTAACAAACATTGTTATTACATACAATATGTAATATTAATTATCATGTTATTAGTAATGGCTGGCATATTAATACTTAAAGACAATAAGCCACTACAAAATTTAACAGACCCAATAGTTGAAGAAACCATAATTGAGAAAGTAGTAGAATGAAATATATTTTAGGAATAGATCCAAGTATCAGGGCTACCGGTATGGCAATATTATTTATTGATAATAAAAATAACGCAGCGATTGTAAAATCTGCATATTGTCCTACTACTACAGAATTTACTCTTGAAGAAAGAATTAGAATTATTGTACTGGAAATAAAGAAATTCATTTACCTGGCCCAGTTAGAATTAAAGGAGATCTGATTGTTGATGGTACTATTTCATCAACAGAAAAAATCTATGGTCCTGAAGCATCATTTGAAACCTTATCATTT